ATGGTCGATCGTCTTCGACATCCGCGAGAAGGATAACGCGACAGTCATCCTGTTGAAGAAGGATGCGGTTGTCGAAGGTGTCTTCGCATCTGTTCGCGTGAACAACACGCAGCGTGCTGTCGTGACTCTGACCAGCGACGAGATGGACCAGTTCAAAGGGTCCAACCTGTCGTCCGGCGCGAAGACGTATCGGCACTCATGGAAACGCACGGACACGGCGAAGGAAACTGTCCTGTGCCGTGGTGATTTTGCGCCTGAGAAGGCAACAGCAGACTGAGGACATTATGAACACTGACGTTCGCATCGTCGCCTTGGCTGGTGCCACCGGCAAATCACGCCTGATGAAGCATGACGGCCGTGAGCACCTGGTCGTGCCTGTCGTCGCCCTGGTCGAGGGCGTTATCCACCCAGTCAATGCGCCGACGCGCGAACTGGTCAAGGCTGACCTGTTCTCGAGGACGTTGTCCTCCTGGAACGGCCGACCACTGTTCGCTGGCCACCCGCTGAAAAACGGTTCGCCAGTCTCCGGGAACACCCCGGATGTCCTCGAGACATGCCTCGGCCGGGTGTTCAATCCCAGGGTTGACGGTAAGCGGCTCCTCATGGAAGCGTGGCTGGACCCGGACCGGTGCGCAGCCAACCCGGAAGGTCGGCGCTTGCTCGAGCGCGCAAAGGCCAATGATCTGATCGAGGTGAGTGTCGGCGTGTTCGTCGATGCAGTGCCCACGATGGGTGAGTGGAACGGCCGCGGCTACAGCGCTGAATGGGCCTCGATGACACCTGACCACCTGGCCCTCCTGGCCGAAGGACAGGTCGGCGCGTGCAGTGCGGCCATGGGGTGCGGCATTCGTGCTGCCCAGGGTGCGGAAGACTTCGACGATGACTTCCGTATCGCATGGCCGGACAAGACCGGCAAGGACTCGCATGGGCGCGACGGATCCGAGGGTCACAGCCATGCGGGTGACGCACTCAACGAGTCGAAATCCGCCGGGGAGCATGTCCGAAAGTTCTCGGATTCTAGCAAGGCTCAAGAACACTTCGATGCAGTCCGTGGTGAACTCAAGAGCCGCGGCTACAAGGAAATGTCCAAGGACAAGGGGCCACGGTGGGAGACCGAGCATCATGTGCATCCGACTGAAGGGCATGTGCACATCACCAAGTCGATGCTTGGTGCTGATAAAGATGCCGGCCGCGATGCGGATGAGCATCATGTCAAGGTCCAGCGCGGCGAACATGCAGGGTTTGCGGAGATGCACCATGAAGCGCCTGGTGGATGGAAAGCCAAGATCACGCGCATCCCGAACTCCGGCGGCAAGGTCTACATGGAAGTGCACAATCCCAAAGGTGCACACATAGGTGGCCGTAAGTATGCGGATCACTTGAAGGCCAAAGATCACCTGAACCGGATGTCTGAGTCGCATACCGAGGTTGGTAAGTTCGTCGGCCATCCAAGCTGGAAGGGTGCCAGTCACAAACTCCTTCAGGCCGCAGACGAGGATTTCCGTGCGGCATGGCCGGACAAGAGCGGGAAAGACGATCACGGCCGACCTGAAGGCGGCGGCGTCCACAGCTACACGCATCCGGTCCACGGCAAGACCGAAGTGGACTACGGCAAGCCCGGTGAAATGAGTGCGCACGACGTGCTTGAGACGCATCTCAGCCTGAAGAAGCAGGGCTATACACTTGACAAGGCCCCCGAGCTGAGCGCGAAGACCACCATCAACGACATGATGAAGAAATTCCCCGGCTTCTCTAAAAAGGCGGTGAATGACGTCGGCAAAGCATCAGCCCACCCAGAAGGCGGCAAAATCACGCGCAAGTTCAAGCAGGATGATCGCGAGGCCGCCAGGAATCACTACGAGAGCCTCAAGATCGAGCTGAAAAGCCAGGGTTTCGCAAAGCAGAGCGCTGACAAAGGTAGCGGCTGGGAGGGTGAGCATTGGCATCACCCGACCAAAGGCCACGTGTCGGTCGAGAAGGCATTTATAGGCGTGATTCCCGGCGACTACGCCAAGGGGCACCGCGGTTTCCACGAGGTCAAGATTCGTGGCGGCCGTTACCTGGCAGCGGCCGAGGAGTGGACCGAAGAGATGCGTGCAGCCGAGGAAGTGACCGAAGAAAACCCTGGTCTGATGTCTAGGATTCTCTCGGCACTGTTCGGATCCATCGCCGAAAGTGACGAGGACGTCGACAACGATGACTTCGAGGAGTTCCGTGCAGCGTGGCCGGATAAATCCGGGCAGGACGACCATGGGCGAGACGGAAGCGGCGGAAATGATGATGTTGATCCGGAGGCGTTCAAACCAGGTGAGAAGCCGAACGTTGGTGATCGTGTAACATTCACAAAAAGTGCTGGCGGTCTTTTCCATCCCAAAAGAGATACGCACGGCGTCGTGAAACGCGTGTCAACCAACAAGAACACGATCGGTCATCACATCATCGTAGTGAGGCCGGATCATCCAGGGCATGGAATGGCGCCTGACGATGAACGGGTTTCGGCGCACTGGCTGAAGAGATTCAAGCTCAAGGTGGCATCTGCCTCCGAGGAAGAGGAAGAATTCCGCGCGGCGTGGCCAGATAAGAGTGGCAAGGATGACCATGGCCGCGGGCTGGATTCAGCGCACATCGGCGAAGGGCACGTAGAAACCTCGGAACAGTACCATGCCGGAGCTGCGGCGCACGTGCTCGGCATCCGGGTTCCTGGTCACACCACGGTCCACAGCTATCGCCGGGCCGGGAACGACTGGGAGCACGAGAAGCTTGGCCCAGTGAAGGACAAGAATCTCAAGTGGATGCTGAATCGGGCATCTGAGATGGTGGTCAAGGACGATCGAACTGACCGCAAGCTCAAGACGCTGGTAAAGTCAGAAGAGTTGGAATTGCGTGCCGCCTGCGGGTGCGGAGGTACGTGCGACGAATGCACCCATGACCATGCCGCGATCGCGGCTGAAGGAGAAAAAGACATGGAAAGGAAGCAGCGTATCGCGGCGCTGGCCGCGAACCCACACAGCACTGTCAAGAGTCTGAAGGCTCTCGAAGTGCTGACCGACGAGGAACTCGAGCAGGCCGAGAAGGCCGCAGCTGCAGCCAAGGCCTCGGCTGACAAGGCCACGGAAGACGGCGACGCGCTGAAGACCGCGCAGGCCAGCATCAAGGCTCTCGAGACGGCGGCCGAGACCCTGAAGACCGAGGATGGTTTCCTCGCGGCGGCACCCCAGTCGATCCGCGACATCGTTGCCGGCAACAAGGCAACTCTCGCGGCCAAGACCGATGCGCTCATCGGCCAGCTCAAGACCGCACAGTCCGCGTTCACGGAAGAAGAGCTGAAGGCCAAGCCGATCGGTGAGCTCGAGAAGCTCGCTGCCCTGGCGAAGGTCGAAGCCCCCGCCGATTACTCCGGTCGTGGCATCCCACGCTACGCTCAGGAGTCGCCGGCATCGTTCGCCCCGCCCGACCCGTACGCCGAAGACCTGAAGGCGCTCCAGGCCGCGAAGTAAGCAGCGTCACCAGACTCGCGTTCCGAACTTTCACTTAGGACAGGAGAACAGTAGCAATGGCAATCACCCGAAACGCACCGAACGTGGTGTACCTGGGCGGGCCAAGGGTCGAAAACAACACGCTGGCGGCGAAGGAAGTCATCACCCCCGGCATGCTCGTCGACCCGGATTCGACCGGCGGTGTCAACCGCTGGAAGAAGGCCGCAACCGCTGGTGGCCCCGGCACGACCTTCGCCACCGACCAGGCGATGCTCAACAAAGGCGTCGATGACGTCTACAACATCAACGATCTGGTCGAGACCAGCACGATGGGCCAGGGCGCCACCGTGTGGGCGCTCATCGCATCCGGCGCGAACGTTGCATTCGGCGCCACCCTCCAGAACGCCGGCAACGGCAAGCTCGTGGCCGGTGCTGGTGCATCGCAGGCCTTCCGCGCGCTCGAGGCAATCAACAACACTGCGGGTCCTGGTGACGCGCGCATCCGAGTGGAGGTGCTGTAGCCATGCGCTTCAACACCATGCGGTACACCGCGGCGGCGGACAACAGTCCCCTCGCGGACACGGTTCTCCGGGCCCTGGAGCAGGGCGGAAACCTCGACATCCCGTCGTTCCGCGCCCCGGGCTTCCGCGCCCTGGCGCCGCTCGTTGACAAGGCGCAGGTCCTCCTGGACAAAGCGGTCATCAAGGTCGGGCTTCAGCGCCTGACGTTCGTGGCCGACATCCTCGCGGAAGGCCTGACGTACAACCTCAACGATCCGCTGTCTGTCACTCAACTCGAGTGGAACAAGCAGAACAAGGTCGGAGCCGCGTACCGCAGCATGACGCCCTCGTCGCGCTACGAGAACAAGCTCCCGATTGTTCTGCCCCAGCGCCTCCCGATCTACCTCACGATGGACGGCTTCGAGCTGGACATCCGCACGCTCAAGGTCTCTCAGCGGGTCGGCACGCCGCTGGACACCTCGAACATCGAAGCCTGCACTCGCGCGGTCAACGAAGCCATCGAGGACGCGGCCATCAACGGCGCGACGACTCTCGATGGTCAGGACCTCGTGGTGGCCGGCTACAACGCGCCCGGTCTGCTGAACGCACCGAACGCCAACACCCAGCAGCTCACAGCGGCTGCGTGGGGCGGTGCGGCACCGAACGGCACGACCGTCCAGTCGGAAGTGCTGTCCATGATCACGAAGGAGCAGGCGGACAAGAAGTACGGTCCGTACAACCTGTACGTGCCGACCGCGGTTGGCATCTCCCTCAACATGGACTTCAAGGCGAACGGCAACGACTCGATCCTCCAGCGTCTCCAGGAGATCAACGTCGGCGGCCGCAACCTGCGCATCCGCACTGCTGACATGATGCCAGCCAACAAGGTGGCACTCGTGCAGATGACCTCGGACGTGATCGAGATCGTCGACGGCCAGCGTCCCACGGTGATCCCGTGGACGTCGCTCGACGGCTTCAAGGTCAACAACCTGGTCATGGGGATCATGATCCCGCGCGTTCGTTCCGACTACGACGGCAACTCCGGCGTCTGCATCGGCACGCTCGCCTAGGCATCACAGACCCGGGTGTGGCTCGCCCGGGTCAACTTTCAGCATCAGTCAGAAGGAGATAGATCATGGCAGAAGAGAAAAAGCCCGACACGGTAACCGAGGAAGTACGGATTTCTGCGGCAGATCTGGCGGACATCCGGGCGAAGCTCAAGGAAGCATCGGACGCCGCGAAATCGGCAGAGGCTCGGGCTATTCGCGCTGAGAACAGTGCGGCTGAAGCCAAGGGTCAGGCCGCGAGCGCCGTTGCTGGAACTGTTCTCGGGATTCCGGCCAAGGACAGCAAGATCGCGGAGTTCGGCGGCTCTCCTGGTATGCCGTTCGCGATGTATGGAGAGTTCGGCGACCCTGGGGTTGTCACGCTCAATGGCCGCGTTGTTCAACTGACCGCGTGGCGTGATGGTTCGGTCAAAGGCCTGGTGCCGGCAGACATGCAGCCGGGTCCTGTCAAGATCGAGATCGACGGCCAGGCGATGAACGTTAAAGCGCAACTGAGGTAACCATGCCACTCGATCCGACACCCGGTGCGCCGACTGCAAACAGTTACCTCACTCTCGAGGAAGCGCAGCTGTACTACCAGTCTCGGGCTCCACTGCCGGCCTGGGAATCAGCGCCCAGTCAGGAAGCGTTGTTGATGCACGCTACAAGGCTCATCGACGCAATGTATTCTGGCGTCCGGATGAAGGTGAGTGGCGGGAGCGGCCAACCTGCAACCTACGTGGTTGCGCCGATGTGGACAGGCCGGGCTACGTCGCCTGAGACACAGGCCCTGTGCTGGCCGCGCGAAGGGATGATGAACCGCAACGGTGCACCCATCCCGAATGACGTGATTCCGCCGTCGCTCAAGGAAGCGGTTGCGGAGTTCGCGGGTCAACTGGCCGTTGCTGACCGGAGTCTGGATAACACGGCGGCTGTCCAGGGCATCACGAACGTCAAGGCTGGTTCGGTCTCAGTCTCGTTCGCCGGCATCGATGGGGTCATGGTCACGAAGGTTATCCCCGATGTGGTCTCGTTCCTCCTGGTTCCGTCCTGGTATACCCAGGAGACGATCGAGGGCTCACTGTCCTTCGAGTTCGAGGTGATTGAATGACGATTCTCAGCCAAGGCGTCTCCATCATCGACAGCGTGACCAAGTCGCTTGGCATGCAGGGTGACGTGAAGCACAAGATGTTCACCGGTGACGGTGGTGTCGGTGATGCGGGATTCAAGATAGTCAACCGCCAAGCGGCCATCGAGATGAAGCAACGGCAGTTTCGGACGTTCAGCGGTGAGCTTGGCGTGAGCAAAGCCGTTCTGACGTTCACAACGCCGATTCCGATCACGGAGTTCGATGAGATCTACCTCGCAGATGGGACCGGCGGCAAGGTCATGGGCGTAGGCACTCCAGTTGACGCGACAGGTCATCTCATCGCCGAAGTTTATCTATAGTCAGAATCAGTCAGAGGCGACATGGAAACACGGCAGCGGTTACTCTGGATAGGTGACGCCGGGGCCTCAACAGGCTTTGAGCGCGCAACTCGGTACATCTGTGCCGAGCTGAACAAGACGTACGAAGTGCATGTCCTCGGGATCAACTACCACGGCGATCCACACGGCTATCCGTTCAAGGTGTGGCCGAGCATGCCGGGCGGCGATTTCATGGGCGTTGGCCGAGTGAAGCAGTTGGTTGAGCACCTCGGGCCGTCGGTCATCGTGGTGCAGAACGATCCGTGGCATATCCAGGCCTACCTGGAACGAGCCGGCAACGTCCCGGTGATTGGCTACATCGCCATTGATGGCAAGAATGCCAAGGGGACTGAGCTGAACGGTCTCGCGCATGCGGCGTTCTGGACCCAGTTCGCCCTGGATGAAGCGCGGAAGGGCGGTTACGTCGGTCAAGCGTCCGTGATTCCGCTTGGCGTGGACCTTGAAATCTACCAACCAGCCGACCGCTTAGCGGCTCGAGAGCGGACCGGAATGGCTCGAGCGATTTCGCGGCGCGGCTTAGCGGCCGATTCCTTCATCGTCGGTGTCGTGTGCCGGAACCAGTGGCGCAAGCGACTGGACCTGACGATGGAGTATTTCGCTGAGTGGGTGCACTCGAGGGGTATCACGGATGCGCTGCTCTGGGTGCACTCGGCACCAAGCGGCAACGACGCGTGGGACCTGATCGATATGGCCAAACTGTTCCGCATTGCGGAGCGTGTGGCTGTGCCGAAGATTCCGCTGTCAGTCGAAGGCACGCCGGAACCCATCATGGCGCGGACCATCGCGTGCTTCGATGCACTCTTCACGACAACCCTGGGCGAGGGGTTTGGTCTGCCGATGTTCGAGGCAATGGCCTGCGGTGTGCCAGTGATTGCCCCGAACTGGTCGGCTCTGGGGGAGCTCCTCCATGGCGCCGGATACCTGGTCGATTGCACGTCCATCGCGGTGCATCCAGATCAGACCAACACAGTCGGCGGTGTAATGGACAAGCGTCAAGCCGTCGATGCGCTCGATGCACTGTATCGAGATCACAGCCACCGCAGAATGCTCAGCGCATCAGGGCTTCTTCGTGTGCATGAAGATCGGTTCCGGTGGGAGTCCGCCGGGGCGTCATTCACAGACCTGGTAAAGACGACCCTGGCGGGTCGAGCCGTAGAGTTCTCGATGGCTGAATAAATGGCTGGCAACAAGTGGTTCTACTACAACACCAAGAGTGCTACGCAGGACATGTCGAAGATCAAGGAGCGCTTTCCGCTGATCCTCGCCGCTGCGGCGTATCAGGAGTTGGCCGTAGAAGCCAGAGAGATGAAGGCTCGCACACCGGTCTGGAATCCAGAACGGAAAGTGCCGCCAGGGCATGCGCCTGGTTCGCTGCGTGCGAGTGGTCGTCTCTCACCACCAGATATTCAGCCTGGAAAGATCACGTTCGTCTTCTCCTTCGGCAATCAGGTTGTGAACTATGCCCTGTTTGTGCATGAAGATCCGGATGCCTTTCACGCGACAGGTGAATGGAACTTCATGCGTGGTGTGCTCCATGAGTCGGCGCCATTCTTGCCTGCGCGCATCGCAAAGCACTTGGTCGGCGACTTCAGGACCATTCCGTACAGTCTGGAGTTAGTGGAATGGGAAGCTTGATCATCGATGATCTCGAGACGCGGCTGATCGACAAGGGTGTCTGTAGTGGACGGGGCGTGGATCTCTTCAAGAACCGCGCAGCGAAGATACCCGAGGGTCCAGGGCCGTACCTCACACTCGTGGGAATCGGCGGTTCGATACCTGAGCGTCGGAATGGGACTTCGCCGTTCTACGGCAAGCCCTCGGCGCATATCACTGTTCGAGCAGCCACATCGACGATTGCCAAGGAGAAAATCCTCGAGGCAATGTCCGTGTGCGACGTCAACAACGAGATTATCGGCGGCACGTTTTACCTTTGGATTCGGCCGAATACGTCAGAACCGCAGGAACTAGAGCCAGACGAGCGAGGCAGACCACGCTTTACATTCGCACTAACTGCGATGGGCAGACCCACCACCACACAGTAGAAGGAGAACGAGAGACATGCTTCCAGACAAACCGGCACCGCGGGTAGTCCCGCAAGTACCACAGGAAGGCCTCCAGGGCATTTCCTCGCACGGCACCACTATCGAGATGATGCCGGTCGGAGAAGTTGACTGGATCGAAATCGCCGAGCTCGGTGATCTCCAGATGCCTGGGTTCACGCGGAACGAGTTCGACATCACACCGCACTCGAAGAACATCGACCAGTACGTCGTCGGCGTCCTCCGCAGGGATCCGGTGACGTTCCCGATGTTCTTCAACAAGCAGATCACGTCGCACCAGATCCTCCAGGCCGCGCAGCTGAACTCCGACAGCAACACCAACATGAAGAACGGCTTCAGGGTGTCGTCGCCGGACGGTGGCGTGCTGGTGTTCTCGGGCGCAGTCAAAGAGATGAAGCAGACCAACCCGGTCGACGGCGTGCAGACGGCCAACGTGGTCATCCGCGCGACGGGCAACTTCATCCTCGACGACGTGGAATACGGCGACTAGTTTCGCCACTCGGTCAGTGCGGAGGTGTTAGCATGGGTCAGTTTAATGTCACGATAACAGCGATCGGTCCCGACGGTTGCGACCGGCGTTCGCAACCAGGGGACAAGCTTCACGGGCGATGTGGGAAGTTCGGGTGCCCGGACTGCATGTCCTACGACTTCGTGCAGCAGATGCGGCAGAAGGGCTTCACGATCGCTGAAGCCCAGATCACGCACAACTTCGGTCGCAAGGACCACGAGGTCATTGACGACTTGCAGCGCAACGAACGGAAGTCCGGGTCGTTCTGACCCGGACAACTTCAGAGGAGACAGATTCAGATGGAAAAGAAAGATCTCACGCTCGACGATATCATTGCCGTAGAAGACCTGAAGCCGGTGCCGTTCAACGTCCCGGAGTGGGGCGGCACGATCTACTTCAAGGTCATGTCAGCCAAGCGTGCCATCAAGTTCCGCGAGCAAATGCGCTCTGGAACTGGTGGCGACACCGTGGTGAACATCTTCGCGGAATGCGCATGCACGGCGGACGGGCGTCAACTGTTCGCCGAGCCGGAAGCAATGGCAAAGCTGAAAGAAAAGAGCTTTGCGGTGTTTCTTCGTGCCCAGGACTTCCTGCTGCAACTGAATGGCATGGCGCGGCCAGACAAGAGCTGGGCATCGGTGCTCAGCATTCTTCAGTCGGCAGGCGTCGACGGCAATGTCATCGCACTGGTGAAGCAGAAGTGGGATGACGCCGATGAGGCTGAAGTAAAAAACGGCTAAAGAGAGGCACAGAACTACGGCTCGCATTCGACCTGGCCGTTACACTTGGGCATTCGCGTCCGATGCAGATGCTGAAGGATATGACGGCGGTCGAGTGGGAGCTGTGGAAAATGTATCTCTCACTGAACCCTGTTGGTGAAGACCGCGAGGACTTGCGCACGGCGCAGATCGCGCAGGCAATTTGGAATGTCCAGATTGCGAAGACGGCCGGACGTGGACGCACGCCACAGTACCGACCGCTTAAAGATTTCTTGTTGCTGATTGGCGACCGGCCAGACCCGAATGCGCCGACGCGCCGTCAGACTGCGAAGGAACAGTGGGCTATTCTCAAGGCCACGTTCCTCAAGTTCGCTAAGCCGAAGAAGAAGAAGCCCGAACAGCCGGCGTCTTAGGGGGTAGGGTTGGCCACAGAAATCAGTGACATCACTAGTAAAGTCACCCTCGAGAATAAGTTCACGCCGGAGGCCGAGAAGGTCATCGCTTCAACAAAGAAGATTGATGACTACTGGCAGAAACTTGCAGACACGGCCGATAAGCGACTCGACAAAGCCTTCAGCAAAGTCGAAGCCTCGATGGCGAAGCACGAGGGTGCAACCGCTAAGCTTGGCTCTTCGGCAACTTCAGCGGCCGCTGGCATAGGTGCCCTGGGTGTCGCGGTCGGCGCTGGTGTCATCGCTATCGAGGCGATCGGCACTGCCATGAACTTCGCCTGGGAACAGGGCACGAAACTGGTCAAACTGTTCCCAGAAATGGCGATCGAAGGATCGCGCATTAGCAGTATCGCCTCGAACTTCGATCACTTGACTGAGAGCGTTGGCAAGGTCGGCGCTGAACTGGTCGGCGCTTTGCGTGAAGGCACGCACCGCACGGTCGATGATCTCACGCTCATGACGAAGGTGAGCGCGAACCTGGCGGCTGGTCTGGACCTGACGGCTGACCAGTACAAGATCATGTCGACGGCATCCCAAGCCCTGGCCCAAGCCACCGGCACGAATGTCGTAACGGCCCTCGATAAAGTCAACCGGGCGCTGCTCACCGGCAACGCCGCAGGGTTGAGTCAGCTCACAGGCCGCATCAATATGATCGCGGCTGAAGAGAAATTCGCGAAAGCCCTGAACACCACCCGCGACCATCTGAGCGAGGAAGGCCGGATCGAGGCGCACCGACTCGGCATCATCGATGCCATGGCCGATGCCCAGAAGCGTCTCGGCGTGCAGACCGATGGCGTCGGCGATATGGTTGACCAGGTCTCCACGCTGTGGACCAACTTCCAGAATAAGCTGAAACAAACGATCGCAGAATCACCCGCTGTTGTCGCGGCCTTCACGGGCATCCGCGATGCGATCACAGCGATCTTCGATCAGAATCAGCAGAAAACAATTAACGCCATCAACGACAGTATCAAGTCCATCGGCGTTGTGCTGATTGACATCGCTGAGATAGCCGTACGCGTTGTCATTATCATTGGGCAGCAGATCGCAGGGCTGCTCATAAAGATCAATGAGTTCCGCCTCGGTGTCATGGGCGCGGAATCGGCATGGCTGAACTTCAAAGCAGGCAACGCAGAGAACGCCGCGAAGTCGAAAGAGATCCAGGACCTGAACAAGCAGATAGGTATCCTGGCCGACAGCACACTGCAACTTCTCAATCTGCGCGACAACGCGCCTGCGATGTCCGAGGCTGTCATAACGCAACTCGAGATCATCAAGGGCAAGATGTTGAACGCCGGCAAGGAAGCGGGCCAGCTCTATGGCACCGGCTTCGGCGGCGCAGCGCTTGGTCCTGCGGTGCTCGGCGGACAGTTGAACCAGGGTGTGCTTGGTGGTGTACTGAGTCTACCAGGTGCCGGCGGCGCAAAGAAACCTGGTGACGACAACTCGAGGTTCCTGAAGACACCGACATCCGAGACGAACAAAATACAGGCTGATACGTTGGCTGGCATCGACAAAGCCGCGGCGTATTGGGACCAGTACTTCACGCTGGTTGAGAAGGGTTCCTCGGATTTCTACCAGGTTGAGCAAAATCAAATCGAGCGCTGGTACGAGCACGAGAAGGCCACTCTCGAGAAGAGCATCAAGACCAACAAGGATTACGTCAACGACAAGATCGCGCTCGATGTGCTCTACGACCGCAAGCGGCAGGAAGCCCTGGAAGCCGAGGGTATGCGCAAAATCAAGGAGCGCACTGACGCTATGGCCGCGGCCATCAAAGATTCTATCGAGCGGCCGGAAGGCGCGCCGATCCAGACGAGGCCCTTCGCGATCGGCCAGATGCCAGACATCGCGACCAGGGCGTCTGAAGGTGAGAAGGCCATCACAGCGGCGATGAACGCGGCCGCGAAGTCCATCGTCCCTGTCGACGCGGCGACCGCCGAACTGATCACGAGGATGGATGAACTGGGCATCTCACTCGATGCTATCGGTGCAGCCACCGGGACGTCGTTCGATCAACTGGCCGGCGTGCTTGGTCGCGGTCATATCCTCGCGAAGAACCTGATCGCCGACCTGAAGCAGTTCCCGCAGCTCCTGGTACAGTCCTTCGCTGGTGGCGGCGGCGTGAAGGGTGCGCTCCAGGGACTCACCTCCATGATGGGCGCAGACATCGGCGGGTCACTTGGTGAGAAGGCCTCGAAATCGATCGCTAAAGGTCTTGGCGGCAAACTGGGCGGCATCATCGGTGAGGTGGCCGGTACGGTCTTCCCTGTGATCGGCTCGCTGATTGGGCCGCTGATCGATAAACTGTTCAGCATCGGTGGTCCCTCGAAGAAAGAACTCGAGGGCCGCGACGTCGTGGCAAAGTTCGAGCAGCAGTTCAAGAGCTCGGAGGACATGATCAACAAGGTTGGTGACGCGTACCGTGCAAACGGTCGGTCGGCTGAAGAAGCCCAGGCTGCAATTCAGAAGCTGTGGGACGCAGAGAAGATGGGTGCAGAGGCCACGCGTGCGGCTCTCGAGGAGATCACCAAGGAGCTCGAGCACCAGAAGGAAGTCACCGACATGATCAAGTCGATGGGCTTCACCTCGCAGGAAGACCTGGACAAGACCGCGAAGCTGATGAAGGAAGCCGCCGACGAGATGAAGCGGTCCGGCAAGTACACGGCGGAGCAGATCGAGGAAGCATACAAGAAGGCCGAAGAGGCCATGAAGCGGGCACAGCACGATCCCACCCAGGCGATGGCGGACGAAGCGGCAGGCGCCGGTTATCAGACTGTCGAGGAACTCCAGAAGGCCGCAGACAAGGCACAGAAGCTTGCCGAGTACATGCGTGACTCCGGCAAATACACGGCTGAAGCTGTCGAAGACGCATTCAAGCGCGCTCAGGATGCCGCCGACAAGGCTCTCGGGATCAACACCGAGGCCATCAAGAAGCTCAAGGCTGAGTATGACACGCTGAACAAGCAAGTTGAAGGTGAAGCGGCTGAAGCTGAGATGGGCGTAAACGAAAAGCGCGCCCGTGACCGCATGGCCGCAATCGAAGAAGAGATGAAGGTCGAGCAAGCGAAGATCGAGGCGCAGCGCAAGGAAGCCGTTGTCGAAACGGCCAAGCAGACTGGTGAAGCCACCGGCAAGGCCATCAGCGATGCCCTGAAGGACGCGTTCTCGAACTCCGACCGGTGGCAGACCTTCGGTCCGAAGTTCAATGAGAATGTGGATGGCGCTGCGA